CTTCACGGTTGATCTCAGCAAGGATCTCAGCCGATAGGATGTTTGACAATTCTGTCTCAGCGTCAAGACCGTGGATTGCTTTAAGGTCTTGTGCAAGTTCCATTGAGTACTCAGCTTTTAGAGCACGTGACTTAGCTGTAACAGTAACTTTCTCAATTGAGAATGCCATTTCAGCAAATGCTACGTTACCAGAAGTACCTAGTGCTTCTGCTTGAGCAGTCGACATACCAGAACCGAAGTTGTAGATGCCTGTTTCTGCCAAGTTAGCAGTACCAGTTGATGTGTTACCTGGATAACCACCAACCATTTTCTGACCTAGTGTGTTAGCACCAGTAACAACAGAAGAGAATGATGTGTTAACTTCGTTGTAGAAGTTCTCAACACCACTGTTCGAGCTGTTGCTGTACTTAGAACGCATCGCGAAGATCAATCCTGTAGGACCAGTCATAGGCTGGACACCACAGATGTCATAAGCGATTAGGTTAGGCATTGCACGACGAACTAACGAGATAAGAACTGGATCGAATGTATCGATGTCAGCACCTGTCTGATTCGTTGGAGCAGCCTCAGTAAGTGATTGTGGAACATATTGATTTGCTTCACGAAGAGCTTTTTCTGTGTTCTCTAGAACAACAGCTGTAACGCTTCTGCGATGCATATCCTTGATTGGGGACAAATCTGGGTGAGCCAGGATTGGGTCCCATTTTGCTTGTAGATCTTCAGCTAACATCATTTTTACTTCTCCTTACGGGTTGATAACAATCTTTTTTTATTTATTATTTAGCAGTACGCGAGATAGCAGAAAAGTAACGTTTAACTGATGGATCTTGGAAAGAAACTTTAGTTTCTTCAGAAAGATCGTTGTTACCAATTGCTTCATCTTCTTCTGCAACATATTGTGCAGTTGCGCTTGCTTGTGATGGGAAATAGTTTTCCTTAACAAGCAACAGTTTCTTTTGATATGTCTCTGCATCTTCGAATGTAATGCCTTCAGCTAATTGACGTAGTTTTTCAACTTGAGTCAGAGCCAATCCTTCAGCAACAGAATAGAATACTTCCTGCTGAGTGTAGCCATCTAGTGATTTCATCATTTCGATGTTTTCAGAAATAGAATCGTTCAACTTGTTTTCTAGCTCTTCAACTTTAGCAGTCAATTGCTCTAGAACGTCAAGTTTGTCTTCTGGGATTTCGATGTAGTTCTCAGCGAATAGATCTTTGAGACCTTCCATGAAATCTTCAGTGATTTCTGATTTGAGTGAGTGCTCGATAGCGACTTCATTTTCCTTCATCCACTGCTCAACACAGTAGTCAAGGTAGTCATCTAGTTTAGCAGTTAGATCACTAGCCACCTCAGCAATTGCTTCTTCTAGCTGACGTGTATAGTTTTCTTCGATAGATTGAATTTCTTGAGCAACACGTGCTTCGATAGCTGCTTCAAAAATAGTAGTTGCCTTCTCTCTGAAATCTTCAGAAAGATCTTCGCCATTGAACATTGCATCGATGTGCTCTTTAGTAGCAATGGTTGCTTTGTTCTGTGCCGACATATCACCAGTAGGTAGTGTGTTATTCTCAGGATTTGTTTCCTGCTCATCACCAGCTAGCTTTGGTGATGCTAGATCACCTTGAGACTTTGAATTAGGCAAAGAGGTTTTGTTTGTGCCAGCATCAGGAACCATTGAAACTCCAGTAGCACCACCACCCACTTGTAATTCATCTAGTTGTTGTTTTGTTGCCATTTTGTTTACTCCTTAAAGTATCTTTATTATTTATATTATTGAATTTTACAGTGAATTAATAAACTGTTTAAAAACCTTAATTTTTGCCTCTTCAAGGTTTCTCTTAGATGTTTTTTGAATGGTATTTTTCATTTCCTCTAGCTGCTGAGGTTTCAAAACTCCATTGTCCCACACCCATTCAACACCCTCCATAATGCCTCTTACAAATGCACCAGGAGCAGAAGGATCAGCAACAATATCAGCAGCTGTTGCTAAATAGAAGTCATCTTGAACTTCATTCAATCCTTCATCATTCATCTTTAATGAACCCATGCCTCTTGAAGAAACACCAAGTGTAGCACCTTCTTGCATAAGGTTCTTTACAATGTTTCCGTAAGGAGTATCCATAATTTTTGCTTTACCCACAAAGTTATCACCCTCCCTAACCAAGCTAGTAATGAGGTGAGAAACACGCTCTAGATTGATAGTAGGACCTTGTGGGTGACCAAGCTCACCAAAGGCTCTATTCTCTTTGATGTACTCTTTATTATATCTTTGTGCTTCACGCTCTAGAATATGAGCTCTGTAGACTCTTTTATTCTTGTTGCCTTGCTCAGCAACCATGAAGGTACCGTGGATGAAAAAGTTTTTCTTTCCTTCTTTTTCCTCAACAATAAATTTAACTCCTTCATAAACTTCGCTAATTAGTTTCATTCTGTCCTCTTAGTACGAACTTGTAAATGTTGATTGCTTCTGGAAGTCGATAATCATTGAGCAGTTTGCTGACGTACAAGTAACTACAACGTTAGCGGCAGAATCTAACTGAATAGCTGCTCCACTTCCTGCAAAGTCTTTGTATTCCGAAGCATTAGTAATTAGGATTGTATTTGATCCACGTGCCAGCTTCCAATAACCATTGTCTAGTCCTGTCCAGATCTGATTGATAGCGAGTCCTGTTACAGTCTCTCAGCAGCAGTAGCATTTGCTGCGGATACCTGGATCGTATCGTTTGCCGTGCAAAGCACAACATATTTACCACCTAATTGATTTGATAACACTCTAGCCATTCTGCACCTCTAACTGATCTAAAAATTCTAGTAGCTGATCAGGATTATTTTCCACGATATCTTCTAGGATAGCTTTATTGTCGTCTGTCAGTGAATTGTAGATGATATTGAGTAGCTCGACATCCTCATCATCAAATCCCTCTGCAACCTTCTTAGCACTAGCTGTAGCAATTGCCATCTTCTTACCCATCGGCATATTAGGATTTGACTTTTCAATCCCCTTAGCAATGCGCTCACGTGCTTTCATTTCGTTTGGAGTTAGATGCTTTTCATCCAAGGTATCTTCTTTAAGATGTTTAATCTTTGCACCCATTTCAGTAGCATCGTCTAACTGTGTGTCAGATAGATGCTCACCGACTTTAATGCCATCAGAAAGATCACTACCAACAGCATGAACTTTGTATTTGGTTTTACCATTTACTTTAACAGGCTTAACATGAAGAGCCATTGAGTGAACTGCCTCGTACACCCCTTCATCTTTGTTTGGATCATAGCCGTGCTTTGTCTTTGATCTACCAATTGTTTTGACGTTTGTTGCTTTGAAGACCGCATCATCTTCTGATGGCTTGTCTAGCTTGCTTCTAGCAACAACGTGCTTGTCTCTGAAACGCTTCTCGTCCTTGGATCTAGGAGCGTATACTTCTAAAATGTCCTTAAGCGCTTTGGCCATCTTCATCCTCTTCTTCGTGGTGATCGTCGTCATAATCCTCTGCATCAGCTTGTTGCTGACCAAAGAAGTTCTGAGCTACCTCGACCTTCTTTTGTTGGATGGCGTCGTACATCCTACCCATCATTAACTCATTAAATACGTCCTGCACTTTAGCAGGTTGACCTTCATAAGAATATCTTACTAGATCACTCAATTCATATTGTTGTGTATCGACTTCCATCATATCTCCTGTATTTATTGTTGCGGTTGCTCAGGTGCCGGTGGGTTGAGTACTGGATTTTTATACTCACCTACGATACCAGCATCCTGTTGGGCTACATCTTCCATAGACTGCTTAAATATATTTTTTCTGACCCATGCATGAGAGTAGTATTTACCAATGTATGGAGCAAGTGCGTTTGCAGCATTCACTCTTGACATATACATCTCTGTATCTTTTAACTCTTGGTAGTACTCATCTGAAGCAAACTCAAATGTAATTGACTGTGATAATACTTTCCAGTCTTCAGTTGTAACGATGCCTTTGAGCACGAGTTGTTTCTCAAGACACTTGAGAAATATAACAGAGAATCTGTTTCTCAGTCTATTGATAAATTTACTAAACTTAACTTCGTCTCTTGTAATCTCGGTTGCTTTACCAATCGAATAGATTTGGTCTGTCTGCAACCTAGTAACTGGAACATTGAGAGATTGAAATAGTTTCTTTTGGAAGTATTCAACATCTTCCATCTTACCAAGGTTCTCACCTGCTGGTAGAGTTGTGATCTCTGTTCCTTTACCACCTTCACGACGTGGAAGCCAGTAGTCTTCTAACATCGTCATGAATTTTCTATCGTCTCTCACTTCACCGGTTGATGCGTCATAGACAAGCCGATTTTTATGACGGACCATCATATCTCGAAGATACTGCTCGGCTTTCATCTTCGGTAGATTACCCACGTCAATATAAAATATTCTTCTTTCAGGTGCTCTTGAGATTCTGTAAATTACCGTTGCATCTTCAAGTACTCTTAACTGGTTGAGTGGTTTGATTGCTTTGTGCAAATAAGAAAGGACCATTGTTCCATTCGTATCCATTAAACCAGATACACAATGAACAATTGAGTCCTTTGCAATCTTAACACCAGTAGCAGAATAAGCTACCTGACCACTACCAATACCCTGAGCATTATATCCCTTCTCATTGTACATGAAGTATTCTTTTTGATTCTGAATAACCATTGCACTTGATTTGGGATCACGTTTCTTCTTCTGCTCACGGACCTTTCTAATCTTTCTTGGATCAATGTTTCTGATCTCTTTAATACCAAGCCTTGGATTGGCATCATCAATAATTACATGGTAGTACAATCTACCATCTACATACCATTTTCTGAAAATTTCGTATGCCTGATTTTCAAAGTTCAATAGGCTCTTAATATTTTCAAACTCTGTTGCAATAAGCTGTTTGATGTTGTCTGCGTACTGTAACTTATCTAAATTGATTTGAACAATTTGATCTTTAATTTCAGATACGATACATTCATTAACAATCTCATCAACAGCTCGTTCTACATCTGCTACCAGTGACATATCTCTGTATCTGGTAACTAACTCTGCTTCTGTTCTAGCAGTGCCTTCTAAATCTACGAACGTACCGTACGCACCACCAGCTGCTACAGTTACAGCTCCATCATCATTGACTGGAGGTGCAAATGATACTGGTTGTTCTTCAGGTACACGTTTTTTAAACTCAAATCCAAACAAACTGGCCATATTATCCTCTTGTTAGAAGAGGGGCCTTTCAGCCCCTCTCATTTCATTCCCAGTAGTCGTAAGACCATGTAATACTAAATTCTTCAATTGCGTCAGCAGAAGCCCAATCAAGAGCAATTTCACTGACTGCTGTAGGAAAGCATCCTACTAGCTTAACAAGTTTCAATGGAGGTCCTTTTTTGGAGTATTGGGAGACTGTCAGGTCAACTTTGTACTCACTAGGGAAGGCTCTAAAGTTTGTTGTCTTTTGGTTGATGATGTCGATCCACTGCTCAACAGCATTACGGATGATGAATCCTTCATCGTTCATAACGGTAGTCGACCAGTCTCCGTAAGTTCTTTCACCAGCAATCTTGATTGTTCTACCTCCATAAGGGATAGCAACCTGACCAACTTGAGAAGCTGGCAAGCTAGCGGAACGAACTAGGAACGGGCTGAAAGGAATAAGAGCTGGTACTCCAGGTGGTGTTGACATGAACACCTGGAATAGAGCTGGTCTTGCAAAATCGGTAGTACTTACTAGCGATTTAAAGGAATTAATACTGAAAGCCATTTACTATTCTCCTTAATTAAAACTTACCGACTACTTCATCAAACGCAACACCTGTTCTCACAGCAACAAAGTTGAGTTGGATAAAGTTAATCGATTTGGCTGGCTTAACGTATATATCTCCCACAAATTCG